AGCAATACTGCTATAGGAACTCTTGCATTAGATGCTAATACAACTGCAAACGAAAATACAGCAGTAGGTTTTTGTTCTTTAAGTTCTAACACTACTGGTGCTAGTAATACAGCAATCGGAGCGTATAGTATGTGGGAAGGCACAACTACAGGTTCCTTTAATGTTGCGATTGGTGTCAACTCTGGAAGAAAAATGACTTCTGGTACTCAAAACACAGCATCAGGTGTAAATTCTATGGAAGCAAACACAACAGGTACAAATAATGTTGCTTTCGGTATGTCTTCTTTACAAACTAATACAACAGGCACAAATAATACAGCACTTGGTCATAGTGCTTTGAAAGCTAACACAACAGGTAATAGTAACAGTGGAATTGGCAGATATTCTGGTTGTGGAATTACAACAGGTGTAAATAATACTTTGCTTGGTCATGAAGCTGGTACAAGTTCATCTCCATTTACTTTAACAACAGAAGATCATAGAGTAGTTGTAGGAAACAATGATGTATCTAATGCTTATATAAGAGTTGCTTGGACAGTAACATCAGATTTAAGAGATAAAACTAATTTTGGTGAAGTTCCACATGGATTAGATTTTGTTAATAAATTAAATCCTGTCTCATTTCAATTTAAAAAATCAAGAGAAGATGAAACTCCAACAGGAGATTTAAAATATGGATTTAAAGCACAAGATATTCTTAAACTTGAGGGAGATAATAATGTTATCATTGATACAGAAGAACCACATCATTTAAAATATAAAGGTGAACATTTAGTTCCTGTATTAGTAAACGCAATAAAAGAATTGACAAAAAGAGTAAAAGAATTAGAAGATAAAGAATAAACGAAAGGAAACATAATGTTAAATACGTACGTCGTAGAAGGTGGTGTTGGTAAATGTACCGCGTTCACTGCTTTACTACCTAAATTAAAGAAAAAATCAGAGGTGCAAATCTATACTCCGTACATCGATTGCTTTGCAGGCAACCCTGATGTTAAACTTGCATTGGAACAAACTATACCGTTACAAGATCCAAGAATCATGGCGTCTGATAATATTTATTATTCAGAGCCCTACAAATCAAATTTTCAATTTGGTAAACAACATCTTATTGAAAGTTATTGTGAACATCATGGCGTCAAATATGATAAATTAATGACACCTAAATTATATACAGAGCAACACAAAGCATCTGTTAATAAATGGTTAGGTGATAATAATATTGGTAAATATATTATGATTCAGTTATCTGGTGGTCAAGCTAAGTGGAATTATGCAGATGGTGTTCAATATCAAAACATAAACCCCAATAGAAATTATCAACCCTTTTTAGCACAACAATTAGTTAATATGCTTAGAGAAGAGTATAAAGATACAACTATTATAAATTGTGTATTACCTAACGAACCACATTTTAATGGTACAATTAGATGTGATTTACACTGGGCCGAGATTCATGAAATGTTAAAAGGATCTGAAGGGTTTATTAGTATTGATAGTTGTTTACAGCATTTTTCAGCATCGACCAAGACTCATGGTGTTGTGATATGGGGTTCAACAAGATGGACTCAGTTTGGTTATTCTCATAATAAAAATCTACATTTTCATATGGGAAAAGAGTGGGATGAAGCTAAATTTATTGATAGTGATCCAAGAAATAATATGGTAGAACCTCAATTAATTATTGATAATTTTAAAAAATTAGATAAAACCAAAACTGTTGCATGTGCAACAAAATAAGGAGAAACTAATATGAGTGAAGTAAGAAACGCTGAACAATTAGCACAAGACTACACAGCTATGGGTCATTCTGTAGATTTAATCAATGGTATCATTGATGGCTCTAAAATGGCTAGTGAATCAGCTGAAGATAGACAAGATTGTGTTGACAGAAACGTTGAGCATTTAGAGATTATGGTTGCTAAAACTGATTGGGGAAGTGAAGATATGACTGCCACTAATTCAGCTATCACTGCAGGCAAAGCATACACAGCTAGCTAGGAGTCTAACTAATGGCTTTTGGTATAAACGCTTTCGCACAAAGTGCGTTTTCATCATTAGTCAATAATAATAGTTCGCCTATATTGACTGGTATACCTCTTGCTATGCAAGAAGGTAACGCCACTGTTACTGCCAATGCCGATGTAAACGTTACTGGTATAGCTCTTGCTATGCAAGAAGGTAACGCAACTGTTATTGGAAGTGCTGTAGTTGATTTAACTGGAATTGGTTTTGCAGCAACATTAGGAACTGCAAACGTTGTTATATGGACACAAGTTCCAACAGGACCTGTACAAACATTTACACCAGTCAACACAGGACCAGTGCAAACTTATACTGAAGTTAGTACAGGAAATGCTCCTACTTCAGGTTATTATCCAGTGTCTTAATAAATTGACACTGCTAAACAAATTTAATATCATGCACTAATTTAGGAATTTAAAATATGGCTAATACTTTTTCAGACGATTTAAAACTCACAGTTCAAGGAACAGGAGATAATGCTGGAACTTGGGGTCAAATTACTAATACCAATTTACAAATTGTAGAACAAGCAATAGGTGGATTTGAAGCAGTTGGAATTACTTCAGGTGCAACTTTATCTTTTACTGATGGAACAAAATCTAATGGTAAAAATCAAGTATTAAAATTAACAGGAACTATATCTGGAAACGTTAATGTAATAGTTCCAGATGCTGGTTCAGGAACAGCTCCAGAAAAAACTTATATTGTAGAAAATGCAACAACAGGAGCACACACTGTAACTTTTAAAACAACTTCAGGAACAGGAGTTACTTTTAGTGCAACTGATAAAGGTAAAAAAATACTATATTCTGACGGAACTAATATTGTTGAAGGTGTAACTTCAGTAGGAAATTTAACTACAGGTACTGTCACTGCTACTGGTAATATAACTACCACTGGTACTATAACTTCTACAGGATCAGTTTCAGGTCCTTTAAATGCAGATAATCTTACCAGCGGGACAGTGCCCGATGCTCGTATTACAGGGTCTTACACAGGTCTAACAAATTTAACTATGTCTGGAGATTTAACAGTCGACACAGATACTTTGGTTGTAGATGCTTCTGCAAACACTGTTGGTATTAACACTGCAAGTGCTGCAAGAGCTTTGCATGTAGTAAGTTCTCAAGAAATTGTTGCACGACTAGAATCTTCAGGAGCTGCTTCAAGATTAAAATTAATAGATTCAGGTACAACATCTAGTGGAAATGCACCAATTCTTTCTAGTGCAGGAGATTTATTTATGCTGAATACAGGAGGTTCAGAACGTCTTAGAGTTTTAGCTAATGGAAATGTTGGAATCGCAAATACAAATCCATCTGAAAAATTAGAAGTAACAGGAACTGTTAAAGCCACAGCTTTTGAAGGTGATGGTTCTGCATTAACAGGTATTAGTGCAGGTTTAGTAAATCTAGGAACAACAAATGTTTCTTCTGGTTCTGCAATTACTGTAACACTACCCTCTACATATAAAAAGTTTTTTGTCACTGTTTCTGGTATTCAACAAGTATCCTCAGGTGGGAGTTTGGCAAACCCTAGTTTTCATGTTGGAATTGGTGGAAGTATACAAACTTCTGGTAATTTATATATTCAACAAGGTTATCAGTATAGAGGTCAAGGATCTGGAAGTCCAACAGTTACAGAAGAATTTATTGAACTTTCTGGAGGAAATCTTGCTTCTTTAGGCACTAGCAATATGTATTTCCAAGGGTCTTCAAGAGGTTTTAGTGCACAATTTGAAATAGACACAGGTGATTCTTCATCATTTCCTATTATAAATCATAATTTTTATTCAAATAGTGGTATAACCACACAAACAAATATTGTTGGTAGCGGAAGAATATTTTACAGAGACTTTGTTACAATTGATAGAATAAGACTAACTCTTTCTACTGGAGCAAATTTTGAAACACATGGAAGCGTAACAGTTAGGGGATTAACATAATGAAATATAATTGTATAGATGGAAAACTTGTTGAAATGACAGCTGAAGAAGAAGCAGCATTTGATGCTTCTATAATTCAGGCACAAGAACAAGAACAAAAAATAAAAGATGCTCAGGCAGCAAAAGAAGCTAAAAAAACGTCTGGTAAACAAAAACTATTGGATTTGGGTCTAACTGAAGAAGAAGTAAACGCTCTTATTGGTAATTAAACAATTTTAGTTTACACTTTATAGTTACAATAAAATGGAGTACATTGTGTAAATGTTACAAAAACTTAATTTCAAACCAGGTTTCAATAAACAAGTCACAGAGTCAGGAGCTGAATCTCAATGGACAGATGGAGATTTTGTTAGATTTAGATATGGATTACCAGAAAAAATAGGTGGTTGGTCACAACTTACATCAAATACTTTACCTGGTGCAGCTAGAGCACAGCATGCTTTTGCTAGTTTAGCAGGAGAAAAATATGCAGCTATTGGAACAAATAAAGGTTTATTCTTATACTATGGAGGAAATTTTTTTGATATTACTCCTTTAGACACAGCTATAACAGGAGCAACTTTTACAGTAACATCTGGATCAGCTACTGTTACTGTTAACAAAACAAATCATGGATTATCTGATGGTGACTACATAACTTTTTCAAGTGTAACTAGTCCTACAAACTCTGGTTATGCTACTACTTTATTTACAGATAATTCTTTTGAAGTTTTAAATTCACAAGCAAATACTTTTCAAATTACAATGCCATCAAACTCTGCAGGTGCTAGTAGTGCTACTGGTGCTGGAACAATTGATCCATATGTAACAGTTGGTCCAGCTGTTCAAACTGCTGGTTATGGTTGGGGTACATCTACATGGGGAGCAGGCACTTGGAATACTCCTAGATCAACTAGTAATGTAGTATTAGATCCAGGTCTTTGGTCTTTAGATAATTTTGGTCAAGTTCTTATTGCAACTATACACAATGGTAAAACATTTACATGGAATGCAGGAGCAGCTAATGCAAGAACAGTTAGAGCTTCAACATCAACATCTGGTTTTTCTACGTCAGCTAATCCAACGGCAAGTAGATTTACTTTAGTATCTGATAGAGATAGACACGTATTTCATTTTGGAACAGAAACAACTATTGGAAATACATCAACACAAGATCCAATGTTTATTAGATTTTCTGATCAAGAAAATTTAAATGATTATACCCCAACAGCAACAAACACTTCAGGTACATTTAGATTAGATACAGGTAACGAGATTAGAGGAGCTATTCAAGGTAAAGATTATACTTTAGTTTTAACAGATAGCGCTGCTTATATAATTCAGTTTATAGGAGCACCTTTTACATTTAGTGTAAGACAAGTAGGTACTAACTGTGGACTTATTGGGCAAAGTGCTTTGAGTTATTCTAATGGTAGAATTTTTTGGATGTCGGGCGAAGGTGGATTTTTTGTCTATGATGGTACAGTTAAAATGTTGCCGTGTCTTGTTGAAGATTTTGTATTTACAACAGGAGGAAATAACTTAGGTATTAATTACACTTCTGCAGGAATAACGTATGCAGAACATAATAGTCTATATAATGAAGTTAGTTGGTTT